TTTAGCTTGGTTCTTACAACAAGACCAGTACCATTATCAGTTGTAAAACCAGATCCACCAGTATTATCGACTCTTGACATAGCAAACCAACTTTTTTTCTAAGTATATCCTAAATATTAGCCTTTACCAAAACCAATAGCAGTAAAGTTAAAGTTTCTATCTACAGAACTGCCAGAACTATTTTTAAAGTGAACAGTAAATCCCGCAGCAGTTATACTTGTAAGTTCAAAAAAGTCACCTGAGGCCATGTTAAATGCAGTGATTCCGATAGCTGGTGGGTTAGAGTTTGCACCTAATAACGCACTAGTACCTGTGAAAAACGGTGAATTAAAGGTTATTGACTTTGCCCCTGATCCTGATGCGATTGTTGTTGTGCTTTGTTCTGTTCTTCTTTGAAACTCTGCAAAATATCCAAGCTGACTGACTCTAATATCTTGGTTTGTGTCTTTAGTTGTTAACACACATTTAAATTTAAATGCTCTACCTTTAAAAGTACCGTTAGCAAATTTTTGAAAACCTGAGTAGGTACTTGCATCTTGAGAAGTTTGCACAAAAACTTCTGCATTAGTATCAACTGAAGCTGTTCCATCAAAATCCTGTCTTGCATCAATATCTGATACTGAATCAATTAAATCAGTAGAATATACAGAATCAGTTTGTATTATTTTTCTTAAATCAAGGCTATAAACAGCACCTAAATCTAAAGTTTCATTAAATAAATATGTTCCAGTTGATGCTACTCCACCAATATCATCAATAGAGGTTTCACTGTCAATATCTGTGCTGTCATCAAAATTACCTGTACCAGCCAAACTTATCGAAGCTGTACCAGAATCAAAACCAATATTAGTTTTTGACCCTTGAAAAGCTGGACTGTCCTGATCTTCTCTTCTTGCTTGTACAAGTAGTTTAGGTTGTGCTTCTGGTAAATCTATTACAATAGATGTCTCTCCTGTGCTGAAGCGGTCTCCATCATCTTGCGCTTTAAGAATATACTCTCCCTCAAGTAAAGGAACAACTTTTTCTGTTGATGCTCCACTCAAAGCCAAGACTAAATCTGTTGCATCCTGGAAAGTACCGCTTCCGTCCGTTTTTGGGGTGTGCCTTATGTGAATACGCCCCCCTGCACGCACATCTGCATCTGTGACAGCATCCCATCTAAGCCTTATTTCTTTGTCAGATATTGGTTCATAAGTAAGATTTGTTATGTTTGATGGTGGAGCTGTTTTACCAACAGCACTAAATGTTAATGTTGCAGGCTGTCTTGATGGTTGTCCTAAACCATTAAAACTAAACAATCTAATTTCATATGTACCAGCATCAGAATTAAATATTTCAGCATCACTTGATAGAGTTTCTATCTTTTTAAACTGACCATTATTAAACCTATATTGAACTTCGTATTTTGAAGCCCCAGACTGTGTTTGCCAATCAAGAATTAATTTACTCACAGCTTTATTATTAATAGTTACTATTTTTTCGCTTACATTTAATCCTTCTGGAGGGTTTAAAACAGTTGTAAGAGTGTTAATTGTTCTTGTTGGTAATGCAGAGCCATCTTCGACAAAAGCATATTTGCCAGAGTTATGTGATAAAGCTGTAATTGAAAAAGTCTTATCATCATTTTCTTTAACACTTATCACACGCCATGTAGATGTTTGTAAATTTGAAGTTTCAAGAATGTATGGAGCGTGTTCATTTGGTGCAGTACTAAAAGCAGAAGATACAGTAATTGTTGTCGAGGAAATTGCACTTATTGTCTTTTCTTCTAAAGACCCGTCAGGGAGAATAATGGAAATTGTCGGGCTATCTCCAAGACTTGGAATATCTGTATTGTCAGAATCATCTAAAACAACAACTGTTGTACTAGTAACACTTTTAAGAAGTCCTCCACGCCTTACACCAGCTTTCAATCTATCTGATACTTCTATGACATCACCACATCGTACTAATACACCAGCAGCAGCGGTGGTTGTGAAAGAGCAAGTTTCTCCAGCATTTTGTTCATTATATAAAAACCACCTTCCTAATCTTGCAGCTTGACCCCTTGATGTTGTAGCAAATGCTTTGATATTTTTAACATTAAGGCCATATTTAGCTTGAGTAGATGCGTCAGCTTCAACAGTTTCCACATCAACTTCTTGAGTTGTCATATCAAAATAGCTGACATTTATTACTGTGTGTCTTGTTTTTAAACTTGAACCAGCATATAAGAAACCATCTTCAGTTACATTTGCATTTGTAAAAATGTATGAGGCCGTTTTTGGTGCATCTTGGGATATGGCAATACTTCCCGCAGAATAAAAAGGCATAACTCTCATCACAGAACAAAGTGCATTGATCAGCCCATATGCCTCTTGTTGCTGTGTGATGTTTACATTACAACTAAATCTAGGCTCTGTAGATCCTGTGCCTGACCCATCATCTACTGATGCTCCACAGTATTCACTTACTGTTTTGAATGTAAATTTATCCAAATTAGATTCTGCAATACCACACCCCGCCCTAGTATCTATGAGTAAGTCATAAAGTATCCAGGCTGGATCAGTTGTCCACTCTTTATCTGTTTTAAAAGTTCCGTTAAATGTACCAGCATAAGAAATTGCACCTGACTGCAAGTCTACAGTTGCGTTGTGCGGAATTTTTATCTTGCGACCTCTGATGCGGAACACCCTTGAAGGGACTCTTGGGAACTGTTCAGCATTAAATCTTAGTGCGACATGAGCAGTATTAGCATAAGCATTTTGTTGGAAGATAATATTAGTAGCCTGTTGAAACTGAAAGGCATTTACTAGAGTTGCATCTGAACTGTCTGCTGTTACTCTTTCAACTCTTATGGCAACAGGAAAAGATGTCGTTGATTTTAATTTTATTAAATAATCTCTAAAATATGCATTAGTTGACCTTCCTTTTACTGTGTCATTTATAACGGTTGTTGTAGTTCCATTATTTTCAATAGTTTTTATTAATAAATTAACTTCTACACCATTAATATCGCCATTGCTTTCAAATTTTTGCATTGAAGGAAATCTTAAAGTAACACGAACTGCATTTATATCACTAGAACTTACAGTATGAGTTACAGGGGTTGAAGTGGTTACAGTCGTTCCAATTACACTTTCAGTCTCGATATTGGAAATACCATCAATAAATGTCTGACTTGCAGTTCCAAGTCTGAAGTCAAAACCTACATCCTTATAATTAAAATCACTATCAGAAGGTGCTGTATTGCTTGCAGCTTCCTGTAAAACCTGAGTGCCGTTAAGGAAAATATCTTTTTTAAAAGCATTGAAGTAAGCAGTTGAGGTCTTGTCTGTTATACCAGCTTTAGATGCTGTTGCTGATCCCTCCAATTCTCCCTCGCCCAGCAATTCCACGACTGTGTTAAATTGCTTGGAAGATAATGCACCACTTGGGAGATTGGGATTGGTAAATACTGTATTTTGATTGAACTCTTGTATAGCCATCAGTTTGTACCTTCTACTTGAACTGTATCAACTCCATTAGATACCACAATAGAGCCAACTAAAATTTCTCCATATACCAAATTTACTGGGACACCTGCATTGCTTATATTTGTCAGCCCTGTAAAAGAATAATTTGATGCTAAAGCTGATGGATCCAAACTACTTTGTTGGCCTATAGGTGACATTGTATTTATTTGTGGAGATAGCATTGACGTAACTCCATCAATAAGTAAAGTTGTTCCAATTGATGCTAAAGCACTTGCGAGTAAAGCTGCTCCTTTAAAAGTTGCAGCCTTAGCGGCCGCAGCACCAACTAATGCACCAATACCAAGCAAAATTGGAAGAAAGTTACCATGAACAACTGGAATAATTCTTATATCATCTTGAGAATTAAAGTTTAATAAATCTTCAGTAATAACTTTTGCACCTACTTGTATTGTGTAAAGCTGCTCTGCCATATGTTCTTCAATACCTTTAAAATTACAAGCTAAAAAACTTATTGCTTCTCTAGGAGTATTAAGATCAACTTCAAACTCTGCCTGACCTAAAAATTTCCTTAGTGTTCCGTAAACTTTAATTTTCTTAAGCATCTATCTCGTCAGGTCTGATTACTGCTATTTTATCTGATTTTGGAGAAACGAGATAAAAAATTAAATCTATTGATTTACAACTATATTTATCAGATTCAGAAAACTCTAAAATATCTTGAGGGTGACTATGAACAATACCAATAATTTCATCCACAGAATCTTCAACATCTGCATAATCTAAAGGATCTATGACAAAAGATTCTGCTTTAAATTCATTTGATATATTTTTACATGGATAATATTTTTCTTGATTATTTTTTACACCGATAATTCCACATGACTCTTCTGGATCGCATTGTATAGCATGATTTATTGCATCTTGTTTCCATAAATATTCCATAATTAATTAATAAATGTACCAACGCCTGGGAAATCATTTCTCGTCACTTGTCTTGCTGGCAGTTTTTTATTTGCCTGATCTAAAGAACCTACAAGTTCAAATTGTACAAATTCTCTTGATTCGCTTGTTTTTCTATCAATAAAAAAGATTTCTTGAGGAAGCTCATTTGATGATGGTGTACCAAATGGGTTGCTACTACCTGGAAAGTTAGCTGCATCAAGTTCACTTGCAAGCGTTGTGATGCGAGTTAGCTTGGCATCTATTAAGTCATTGTGTGGGGTTGTAAGATTTACAATAATTAATAAATCTGTCATCGTAATAACTGAGCCACTTCTTGTGATACCGCCTAAATTAGCAATTGTTAATGTTGGCCTCGGAATTTGTCCCCTACCAGAAAACTCCGCACCCTCAAATGTAATAGGGACTCTTTGATATGTGTTAGTCTGCCATATTATTTCTGCATTTGTATTCATATTAGAGCCAGCATGAAATCTAAATGTTGTAGGGACACTTGATGGGTTTCCTGTTGCATAATGCAAACCCTCTACAAGTTCGAGGACAAACAATTCAATCCTTGAACTAGGATTCAGTTTTTGTAATTCAGAAACTGGTATTGCCATTAGGGTTCTGCGACTTCTTCAAAAGTTAAATTCATTACAACTCTATTACTTAAAACTGCCGTTCTAGATCTTCTTGTACATATAAACTTAAGTGCTGATGAATGATGTGGAGGTGTAAAGTCGAAATTATCTTGATCATCAAATCTTGCATCTAAAAAAGTATCAATAGTTGTGGCATCTGTAGTTGAAACATTAAAAGTCAAACTTAAAGTTATCAGTCTTTTATTTGCTGGCAGCCCTTGAACAAAACGCTGTTCGTAACCATCACCCAGT